GCATATAGATATACGCCATCACGTAAATCCAGATGATGCAGTTACCGTTATATGCAGTATCTGTGATGGTAGGTCTAGGGATAATGTCCATAGTCCCATACTCCATACCAATGACCAAGCATCAACAGTATGGGAGCCCACTTAGACAGGAGTTCGTAAAATCTCCAAATCTTTCTACTCAATAAGCCTTCCATCACGAAGGCTCTCTCCTCTTCCGAAAGAGGCTCTACTTCTTTAGTCTTCATTTCCTTATAAATTTTAGATTAACTAAGTTATTTTCTGACAGTTTATAGATAAATTCTTCAAGTTTAGAATAATTCGGTTGCAAAGTTACGATTTTTCTTTGTTTTCCGATAAAAAATACCCATAATATTAAACTTCTTTAAATCTTTATACGCTTATTTGGTAAGAATCTAAATAAATAGTATATTTGCACCATCTTAACTAGCGTGTTTATGACGAAGACAAATTTCGAACTGATTGAAAGACAGAGGGATGACCTGATGAAGGCGTATCGGGCTATAGCCCCTACCTGCCATTCACAGCAGGAAGCATACGAGAAGGTGGTGAAGTCGCCAGCTCCGAGGTATTATGTATCTCCCAAGCAGGCGTACAGAAAGCTTCAAAAAATGGTTGTTGGTGATTTCTCAACCGTTGACAACATGAAGCCCAACAAGAGGAGAATGTATTACTCCTTGTATGATAAGCTGATGGAAATGTCACAGAAAAAAGAGTTCCTTGGGAAATCGCTCTGGTTCATCTGTCAGTTCTTGGTGAGTGAGCCGGCACCGGAATTCTTCATCAAGCCAAAGAACATGATGTTCATCTTCAATTATTGCAAAAGATATGGAAAGAGTTATAGGGAAATGGAACTTCGTAAGAAGAAACTTTCTGATCAAGCTGATTCTTAGTCTCGTCTGCCTGGTTTTATGCACTTGACAGAATCACATCTTATTATAAAAATCAATAACATGGAAGAAATTTGGAAAGATATAAAAGGATTTGAAGGATTGTATCAAGTAAGTAATTTTGGCAGAGTTCGAAGCATGAAGGCTTGGAACTCAGAGAAAGCTATGCACTTAAAGCATGCAAGTATAAACAAAAACAGTGGCTACCCATTTGTGACTTTATATGATGGTAAAAGGAAGACTTATGCGATGTTACATAGACTGGTTGCGGAGGCTTTTATACCTAATCCAGAAAACAAACCGCAAGTCAGCCATTTAGATGAAACCAGAACAAATTGTAGAGTAGATAACTTAGCGTGGGCTACAGCTAAGGAAAATTGCAATATGCCTCTTTTCTTAAAGAGAAATGGGGACTCACACAGAGGAAAGAAATATGGTTCAAAAGGTAAATATAATCACATGTCCAAAACTATTATACAAATGGACATGTCTGGAAAAGAGATAGCAAGATACGAATCTATTAAGTATGCAGAAGTGCATTTGGGCGTAAAGAGAGGAAATATTAGTGCGTGTGCAAATGGAAAAACGAATCATGCTTATGGGTATAAATGGAAATTTGCAGAAGAAAATTAAGGAAAACATAAAGGACAAGGTTATTGTCTTCATTATGAGTTTATTGGCTTATCCATTTAGTGCGATTATTGGATTTTGCAATAATGGGAGCTGGTATAATCATTTCGTTTATATGTTTGGACACGCAAATATATTTCATTTAATAATTAATGCAAGTGTGCTTTTTTCGCTACAGAATAAGATTAGAATATTCCCATCTTACATTATATCTGTTCTAGCAAGTTTTCTACCCATGTACGTGCAAGATCCAACAGTTGGGCTTTCTGCATTTTTGTTTTCTTCAATGGGGCAAATGTGGGGAAAGACCGGCAGGTGGAAAGAGGCTGCTAAGAAGGCAATGCCGTTCATTCTCTTTACCATGCTGTTGAATGATGTCAACGGAACTTTGCATCTATATTGCTTCTGGTTAGGATATTCTATAGGATTTCTTCGTAAAATGTTTCATAGGTTTAGTTGATTTTTTAGTTAACTGCAAAGGCGACTGCTCATCACGAGTAGCCGCCTTCTATTATGTTATCAACTTATGGAAGAAGAATTTTATCTTATTTTGTATTCTCTTCTGTTCTGAGTCTCTATGATGGACCCGGCAAAGGAATCGATTGCCTTGAAGTTCTTGAAAGAATACTCCAGCTTGAAGTACTTCCATGGCTTGCCGAAGAGGCTCTTTAGCTTCACCCAGTCCTTGACGTTGTTGGAGCCATAGACCGTTACGCTTACCGTGCCGGCATCAGAATCGAAAAGATGCTTCAAGCCCCTCAATGATTTCAGAATGGTAGAGCCGCCCAGTTTCAAAGGTCGTGTAGTCATTACGCAGTCATAGTCGTTGGCATCATCCTCTGCCAATGGAATGTTGGTAAGGGAGTAAACGGTACTATCATCAAACTGAACAAGGTTGTCTGGATAGTTGTTGGCTACCGTTCTACAGAAAATATTGCTACTGGTATAGTTGTGGGAGATAGAGAAAATCTTATCCACCATATTATATACATAGTGATAGCTGGTCTTCTTGTTGAAAATTCTCAGCAGCGAAGCCTTGTAGTCATAGGCTATCAGACAGTTCTCCAAGAAAGTCTTGAAAGGCAGGAAGTCGCTTGGCAATCCTCTGTTCTTTCCACCGCTCAACTGCCCCGATACGCAAATCGCCTCGCCGCCAGATGTTGCCATCAATCCCTTTTCTGACGTGAAGTAAACAACCTTGTCGGTAGGGGTGATGGAATCGGCATTGTTGCATACCTCTCTGGATATAGGGTGTATGCTTGAGTAAAGCCCCTCTGCATTCACGCTCATGGCATAGATGCCTTCATCGGTAAAGACGAGCATAGGGTATTGACCGAACTGTCCCTGACTTACTGCCTCCGTATTAGCCACGATACCGAGAATCTTTCCTGTACCCACGGTATTGTCGCCCGACGCCTCAAATACGAACGGATTGTTCACTATCGAAGTGAAAATCTGGGAACCCAAAGTTTCGTAAGCATTTGCATCAACCGTAGGCGCAGCTATATTCCCCGATATTTCATCATAGGAAGGAAGCGAAACAAAAGCGTACGCTCCATTCAGCATAGGATGCTGAGATAGTTTGACACGGATTCCTGCTAAATCAGAAGTAGTCCTCCTAATAATCATTTCCGTAGCGTGAGGGTCTGGATAATAGAGCCAGCCCGGTATTGTTCCTTCATAAACACTAATCTCGTCTGATTTTACCCAGGCATCCATTGTGTCACTTACGATATGGGTATAAAATGTAAAACCTTCGCCGCTCGATTTATCTACAGCAGTAAAAAGATTAAAACCACGGAACGGATAACGTTTAATACCTAGCATGTTTATCCTGTTATTGTACACATACAAATTGTCTGTTACTGTCTTGGTCCATCCATAATAGTCATCCTTTGGCAGCTGCTCTTGTGTTGTCAGGTTTTCTACGATATGATCTCTTATGACATACTTCGCATCATAGTTTTTCCCATCCATATATTTGCTGCCAATTTTCATTGAGAACAGTTTGTAAAACTGGCTTTTCTCCGTTAATTCGTCTATTATTTCTTCATCTTTCTTATAGCTTTTTGGTTCAATGAAGTTACGTGGGAACACATGATAAAAATCATCAAAATCAGAATCGGTAATAGACTTGAAGTAATAACCAATCTTCTTATATACGCTTAATGTAATACCATCATATCTGATACTATCAACGCTGTATGGCTCTCTGAAAACCCAATCATCGTCAATGTTAAATTGAGGAACTCCTGTTGTAGCGAAAACCACAAGCTCTTTTATAATATCATCCCATTCTCCTATGTTTTGATTATTTGCTTCAAAATGCAGTTTTCCATAGTAAGGAACATATTGAATATAAACATAATTCGGTTTTCCCGTATAATTATCCAGCACTAAAAAGTTTCCACTTCTTCGTGCGGTAGGATAGCAGATGATGGGATTTGAAATCTTAGCATAGGTTCCGTCATATAGCTTCCAGGCAAATCGCATGAAAAAAGGATAGATAAAATAGTTATTCTGCTTCACTATATTGATTGCCTGTGCAGCAGTTCCTTTGATTGACGTTTGCAAATTATCATACTTGTCGATATCTGTAGGCATTTTGAGCTTGTAGTAAAACCAGTCAGAACCATTGTAATTGATGGTTCCGTCACTATTAAGTGAAAAATTTACACGGTCAGTCTTATCTACAAAAGAGACAATGTTATTCTTTACCGTTTTCGGAAGTGCTTTGTTGCTTACAGAGAACATTGGTCTAAACTTCGGCTCAGGAATATCCATTCCTAAATCCTTGTATTTTTCGCCAACTTTTCTTATATATCTCAACCCTTTGTCTGTAGCCAGCACCAGCGTACTCCCTACCGCTTGTGCATCCTTCACTTCTCCGTCACCCTCAAATGAACCTATCGCCGTTTTGAGGTCGCTCTTCTTGTAGCATCTGATGGTATATGTATTCGTTCCGGGGTCTCTGT